ATTACAGCAAGAGCATGTGCGCCAGAAAGATGATCATTCCATTGAGTGAACTGTACGAACAGATCCATAAGACCTTCGTCGTCTGGTTCAGTGATGTCACGAGGAAGATCTGGAATGCTGTATCCCGGTTTAGCTGACAAACTAATGCCAAGTTCTCCTAAAGAATCTAATACTTTACGGCTGATACTCACTGTCCGCCCCACCCTCCACCTTTAAAGTGAACTGCTGGTGGTGTCCATACCTTAGTTAAAAACTCACCGCATGTTTCACATACTGGGCGGTGTACGTCGTCAAACCCAATAAGCATTTCTACTGTGGTATCACACTTCATACAAGTAAAATCATACTTTGGCATTTTCTACCTCCCGGTAAGGCTCGCAACGAATACAGCCCTTTACAGGATCAATACTACACACTGGAGGCCGGTTGTTGTCAACGGCCCAAGATACGTCCATAGCCTTCTCAAAGATTTCAGCCGTAAACTCTGGGTTGTACTTGACTGTAAACTCTTTATAATCTTGGTTAGATTTAAGTTCATAAATAAATACAATTTCTCCTGGAGCTGACTCCAACAAACCTTCTTCAACCATCAAATGACAAAGGTGTAAGTAAACTTGTCCCTGCAATTGGTGCGTGCGAAATGGGGCACGAATGTTGCGCCAGGCTTTATCTAGATCCCCATCAGATTGTGCAAGTAAAGCTGGGGCTTCAAAACGAAGGGTTCCTGCACCAATAGATTTAATTTCAATTAAAAAGTCCGCACCCAACCCTTTAACCCAACCATCAGTATGTCCACCAATTTTATGTTTTGCGCTAACTAACGGAAATTCTGCATAAGTGTGGGTACTGGATACTTTGGACGACAACTTTGGTCCAACCCTCTTGTTTCCTTTTTGCCAGTAACCGTACAGAACGCCCATCTCTTGTAGCCAAGTTTGCCACTTAGCATGAATGGTATGTCCTTCTGCAAAAATTGACGCAAGACGAAGGGATGGCTTTTCTCTGGTCTCTACGTAATTGCCACGAAGAGCGTGGTACTGCGCTAACGCACACCATTCGGGTTTAATAATGTCAGACGGATGGATAATATCCATACGTCGATTATCAAAAGGTTTTGTCAACAGATGGCGCTCAACTGAGCCCATCAAACGTGTATCTCGCTTAGCAGCGTTAAGAAAAGTCTTAAGCTCTTTACTCTGGAGTATGCGAGGTTTCTCTGTACTTGCCATCCTTGTTTATCCATTCATCTAACGTTAGGCCTTGCTTTTTGTATTTACGTTGAGCCGCATTTCTCTCTCGGTGCGACATGCCGCCGAATATCCCATGCAATTCATCATTAACTATAGCCTCTTTTAGACACTCTTTGCGAACTGGGCACGGAGGGTTACCGTCCTTACCCCAACAAATTGCTTTAGCTTGATCGGCTATTGGTTTGTACAAAGCTTTGTCCCGCGGTGGAAAAAATATCTCTGTATCTACCCCTCGACACTTTGCTTCATATCTCCACGTCCATGCTGGATCGTCTGGATTCATTCACTCACCTTTTATTAGATTTCGAAGTTCGAAAAAGTCCTCCTCTAATAAAACTACGTAATTCTCACCATCAAGGTGCAAGCCTAATACCGGTTTACGGCTATCAAGAATTGCTTCTGTTGTAATTTTCTTCAAGACTTCTGATTTAATAGTTACTGACTTTTTGCCAGTCCACTTATGTTCAATCAAAAGTTCGTCGTTTCTTACATCACCTTTACGAGACCAAAAGGCTCCAGAAGCGGCTGTGCGCGAGCCGTTGATCTTCTTTGCCAATCGCTTTTCATGACTTAGCGATTGCTTTTGTCCCTCACTCTTCGTCATCAGTATTCAACAAAATTGCTGGGTGAGACTTAAGAGTGTCCATGACCGCGACGCTGATCTGATCACGCAGATCAATCTCTTCCCTAAGGGAATCAATAAGAGCCTGAGCTCCTTGCCACTTACGGTCACCATAATACAGCCATCCGCCACGGCGCTCGACAATCCCGTTTAAGATAGATAAAGCAACAATTTCTTTACCAGTGTCATAGTTACCGGCATCTACAGCGCCACCTGGGGCAAAGTAGAAGTCCAAATAAGCTGTTTGCTGGGGTGGAAAAGTTTTGTTCTTAATTGTTCGTACACGAATGGTTTGGCCTACACGTCGTTTATCTTGACCTGTACCTACCTCAAGCCATTCATCGCGCTTTACTTCTGCACGGATACTGTAGGCATAGTCCTTGCCCAATCCACCGGGGGTAGTACGGGGATCCCCATGCATTACACCAATTTTCATACGATACTGATTAATCATAATTCCAAGTACTGGACGTTCTACATCAATAAGATCTCGTTTAGTAGCAGCAGCTACTTTTCTAAAAAACTTATTAGTTAACTGTGCCCCACGGCCTACAGTAAATTCTTCCATTGTTTTATCATCTTCAGCGCCGGGTACAAGAGCCGGTAATGAATCAATAACTACTAAATCAACAGACTGACTTTCCATAAATTGAATGACTGCATCAAATGCGTGTTCCATGCTATTAGTTTCTACAAGTAAAACACGGCTCGTATCTACTCCGCAAAGTTCTGCGTATTTAGCATCAAAGTCTTCTGCGGCAATCCACACTGCAGTGAAATTTGGATCTCTAACTTGATTGGCAGCAATGGTGCGCAAAGCAATAGCTGTCTTACCGTGTGAAGCTTCACCTACAAGCTCTACCCAACGGTTCATAGGCCAACCTCCACCTAAAACCACGTCAAGGGTTAAAGATCCGGTGGGAATACGTGTAGGAAGTTGAGCTGATCCAGCAAGTACTACTGTATTTGCCCCAAGTTTTTTATTGATACTTGCTGCAATCTTTAATGCTTCTGCGTTTAATGCCATTATCCGATCCTATCTACGATTACGTTTGGTTGGAATCCGCCACCTTGGTTGACTTGTTTTGCTGCAATTGTTGCTCCGCCACCAGCACCGCTAGGCATTCCTGCTCCGCTACCAGCTTGAACAATTGGATAACCGCAATCATAACAACGTTTGCGCTGCCCTGCTTGAGCCATGTAATTTCCTGACATACAGTTTGGACAACTTTCTGAATTTCTAGCACTTACTGCTTTTGAAACAAGTTGGTCTGTGTCTGGGTTGTAGGACACGCGTGTATTTGGATCTCCCGGGCGAGGGATGTATACCTCGCTAGGTGCCTGCCTAGTTGGGGGAGTACTGCTTGTAGATGCAGGTTGTCCCAATTTATTAGCCCACCAGTTATTACTCATGTACTGCCACCTTTGATTCTACAAGACCTAAACTAATTAATGTTGATACGCAAGACACCGAAGATGCAAGCGATACAAGTCTAAATAACCTAGTCATACTATCTAACTCCTCTTGTTCAATATCTTCATCTGCATCCTCTAAAACATACGCCGAAGCAGCTATACGGGCTGCGATATCTGCGTGCGAATCTATAAAAGGAATTAAAGCAGAAAATTTTGATAAACGATCTTCACTGGCTCGCTCTTCCATTTCAGAAACTTCATCAGAAATAGGTGGTAACCCCATAGCTATAGCTATACCTTCAGGTGGGGTAAGCATTGAATCGTAAATAACTTGCCTAATAAGAACGGGCAAAGATACTTGCGTTACGTATTTTAATTTGCGCTTTCGATTCCATTTGCGTAACACTATTTTGCCTCTCCCCAACGCTTAACAATTTTTACATCAGCTAATAACGGAATGCTAAGAGCTTTAATGTTTTCCATAGCTAGTCTAATCTGTTCTGCGGTTTCCTCTGCCATCTCGGTAGGGGTAACCGTTACCAATTCATCGTGCACAGTTAAAATTAAAGAAGACTCGTTTGGAATCATCTTGTGTGCCCTAATCATAGCAACTTTAATAAGGTCAGCCGCCGACCCTTGGATGACGGTATTGAATGCCTGTCGTTCTGCGCGGGAGCGTTTCCACACCTCATTAGAACGTAAATCAGGTAGATAGCGCCGACGCTTAAGTAGAGTGCTGGCGTAAGGAACGGGAGCTTGTCTACGGCTTTCACTAATAACTTGACGTTTGTAGCGACCAACTGACGGAAACTTGCGGGTAAACTCATCAAGAAGATCACGAGCTTCTGCGAGGCTACACCCAATTGAGTCGGCAATTTTATCAGGTCCTACACCATAAGCAAGGGAAAGAACAAGAACTTTACCCGCTTTACGGTCGACACCCATAGTGCTACCAATAGTTGTATAAATATCTTCACCATTCATGTAAGCACCACACATAATTCTGTCTTGACTAAACGATGCAATTACACGAGGTTCAATCTGAGAATAGTCAGCTACTACTAAAGAATATCCTTCTGGAGCAACAAAAAGATTACGAATTGCCTTACCATTAGATGTATGCGGAGCCGGCACATTCTGCAAATTCGGATTACGACTCGAGAATCGGCCGGTCTCCGCACCATACTGTACAAAGTCAGTGTGAATGCGGCCTTTAAATAACAGACTCTTCTTCACAACAGTTTTTGATTTGCCTGACAACGTACGAGTGATATCCCCACCTAGATATGGCACAACGTACGTTGTCAGGAGCTTATTTAAATCAGAGTAATTAGACAAAGCATCTACTAAGGCATCCTTACCCCTAAAGATAGCCAAAGCTGGCTCTGCAACAGAAAAGTCAGAAACTGTAGGTTGAGCCCCACCATCTACTCGTTTTTGACCTGCCGGTGTAAGGATCTTTGGATGCAGACCACGCCCACCTTCGCTCTTTTTTGAGAACAAAAGTTTTTGTTTTTCAGGCACGCTGTTAATGTTAAACGCTTTACCAGCCACCTTATAAATATCGGCTTTGGTAGTTTCCAATTGGATCTCAAGACTAGCTTTGAGCTTAGTTAGTTCAACCACATCAATGTCTGCTCCGCGCAATTCCATGCTGCAAATAACCTCTAAAACATCCATCTCTAAATTAAAGATGCCACGCAAACCATCGGCGTCTAGTTGCGCCGACAACTTAAGCCATAATTTCCAAGTCCATTCAGCATCCAAAGCAGCGTAAGTAGCCACCTCAGTAAAGCTGTACTTCTCTACTTCTTTTCCAACACCCTTAACCATTTCATACCCAAACTCACGTTTTAGGCAATCATCCAAACCGAGGCTGTTTCTATTCTGGTTATCTAAAATAAAAGATGCGTTAAGTGTGCAGGCATAAGGCTGTGCTGGGAGGCCGTGGATGTACTTTGCAACGCTTTGTAAATCAAACTTAAGGTTATGCCCAACCTTTACTTTAGAGCTGTTAAGTAAAGGCTTAAGAGCTTTAAACACTTCCCCAGCGGTTAATTGCTCAAGGGCGTCTGTAAAAATGCGAGTAGCTTTACGCTCGTCTTTGCTGTAATCAGACGCACGAAGATCTAAACCCTTTTCTGCACGTAAATGTGCTGAGGGCAAAAGTGGATAGTC